ACTGGCTCTAGTGTCGTGAACGTAGTTTTCCAACTATTCGGGGTTATATTCATGGCAACCCCAAAAATTTGTAAAGTCTTACTAATAGTGCTACCGCCTGGCTGGGTAGTGGTCACTGTGATTGGGTCAAAAAAATCAAGGTTAAGAGCTGCTATTACTCCGCTGTTGTAGTTAGGCGTGTATAGATCCAGGGTTATATTGTCCACTCGTATCGAGGTTTCTTGCCTACTGGCTACATAAGCCTGGGCATAATCTAGAGCTACAGCATCTGATTGCATAAGCAAATTGTCTAAGAAGTAACTATGTAAAAAGTATTTGTCTATTGATGCTTGGTTAAATGCTACCTGTGGTGATCCACCAGCTCTAGTGATTGTAGCCTTATTGAATATAAGGACATCGTTTAATATCCACTGAGCATCGGCATAAGGTATCCCTGTGCCATTATCATTAAATACTATAGGTGTAGCACCAATAGATCCAGCCGTGACTGCTCTATCTTGAAATACAAACGATCCGCTTTCATCTACATATAGTGCGCCATACTCTGACTCCGACACAATAGTCATGGCCTGTAATGCAGTTCTATTTGTGCCAGGATCTGCTTGTAATGTAGTTAAACCTGCATCTATATCACGCATAGTCGCTGGCCAGTCAATTTCATCTAATATCTGGTTAATACGTGTGCCTGATAGATCACCAGCAGTAGCACCTGTGACAGTGCTTATCTGTGCATTGTAAGCAAGTCTAAAAGCATCTACAGCTTGTATGGTTGTATAGGCTACATCTTCGGCTTCTCTAGGATAGGTAGTAACGTAGCTTGTAATAAATCCTGAAAATATAGGATAAGTAACACTGTTATATGTAGCAGTTATCTGCACCTTCTTCATAGGTGTCAAAAATGTAAAATATGGGCTAGATGGATTCTGTGGGTTAAAATCGCCATTTTGATCTACTATGCGTAAGGTAAGTGTGCCAGTTTGAAATTGATCTATTAAAGCGTTACGGCCTCGCTTAGTTTCAATTCTATTTATTTGATTTGATACATCTACAATAATTGATGCACTATCTCCTAATATATTTGTGCCTAATATGCCCTGGTCTAAAATCATAGCTTGGGCGAATGATGGGCCAGTGCTAAAGTTTATGAAAGCATTGACTACAGGTACTGCCATTACAAACCGCCAGCGATGCCATAAGATACGCCAGACTTCTGGGCTATCTGTAAACTCTCTGCTATTAGTGCTGCAAATCTATCGCCTGTTTGTGCTGTATCTATGGTAATTGTTAGATCTCTATTTTCAGCTTGTCTAAAGAATGATGGATCAAATATGCCACCACCTGGTGTGCCTACGTTTACATCTGAATAACTTTGACCATAAGCCAAGGCATCGGCTGCTTGTTTTGTTTTACTACCCATGCCAGCCAAAGGTAATAAACCACTTGTAGCACCTTGCATAGCCATCATAGCCGCAAGTATTTGCATAGCATCCATGCCTAGATCTTTATTCTCACCCATTCTAAACTTGGCTGGATCAAATCTACCCATAGCATCTGCGGCATCTTGGGCGGCTTTAGCCAACTTCTTTAACTGTTCAGCTGCTTCTAACTCTGCTAATGCCTTTTTGCCTAACGCATCATCATTTTTGGCAATAGCAATTAAGCCATCTAATCTTGCTTTGACCTCATCTGTAGTGGCTTCATTACGTGCTTTTTGTAAGCCAATTAGTTCTATATCAAATTTTTCTTTTAATTGATCTAAAGCAGTCTTAGCCTTTAATGTAGTGACTTCTTGCTTCTTTAATTTTAATAAATCCTGAGATGCTTTAATCTCTTGCCTTCTTTGTGCAGCTAATACACGGCCTGCAGTTCTTTCTTGTCCACCACGATCTACTGGATCTCGGCCAGTTGATCTTAAAGCTTCCGCAGCACGTAAAGCTGGACCTATGTATGGTAAGTTTCTTAAAATTGAACCATCTACACCAGGTATATTACCTATTGCCTTTAGTTTACCAATTACTCTACCTAGACCCACAATTACTTCGCTTGTAGCTGTGGCAAAGTCTTCCATGTTATTGCTTAGGCCTTCAATACTCTTATCATCACCTAATTCTGTTAATGCATCTAATAAACCTTTGCCGATAATTTCTTCTGCATTGGCTACAGATGCAGCAAATAAACTCATTTTGCCAGCATAAGTATCTAATCTAGCTAGCGCTTGGCCTGAAAACTTTTTATTAAGTTCGGCCATAATATCGTCCATGTTGCCAGCCTTTAATAAGGCTTTATCTAGGCCAGCACCTAACCTGCTTAATCCTGTGGTATTGCCAGCGTAGGCTCTAGATAGCGCCGTTGTCACTTGGCTTAAAGATTTACCTGTGGCAGCTGATACATCCATAGCCGTATTTAATGCATTTTGGCTAGTGGTAATAGATCCTGTAACAGTTAATAATTGCTGAAAGGCTGGTCGTAATTCATCATCTAATACGCCTGTAGTTTTCTGTAGATTAGCGATATAAAGTTCTACAGCTGGTGAACTAAATGCAAAGCCTGTATTTTTTAATTGAATCTCTAAAGACTTGGCGGCTGCTTCATCGGCTGCAAACGCTTTTACTGTTTCTTTACCAAATCTAACTATTGCTCTGGCTGAAAATGCTGCGGCCAGTGTGCCGCCTAATTTTTTGACTTGTTTGTCAAATACACCTACATCTTGTTTAGCCTTTTTAAGTGCCTTGCCATTCCAGGTTGCCGAAGCTGCTACAAATATATTGGCCACTATGCCACCTTCTTAATTTCAGTTTTACGTGTAAATTCCACAGCTGTTTTATCTACAGCCTTTAATATAGCTTCATATACTTTTATATTATCCTGTGCCCAAGCTTTGTAAATTAAACGGCCTTGCATCTTTCGACCTGTTGCGCCACGTGCGCCTGGCACTCGCTTAGGCTTTGTTACTGGCTCTAAAGCACCTATAAATTGCTGGCTAGCAAATGGGTTATTTGAATCATAAAAATCTAGTGCTTGGCTCTTAGCAGACTTTCTAACATAAGTGCCGCTACCTTCGTGCTTAAATGTAAATGGTGCTCTACCTTGTGGATTTAATCTGCCTGCGGTTTCGTAAATAGATCCAGCCCTACTTACGTTGTAAACATATTGGCTTACTTGCCAGCCATTTTTTGTGGCTACATTTTTACCTGGGTTATATCCAATACCAGCTTTAACTATACTGCCATCATACTTTGGAAATGGTCGTTCGATAGTAGAAGATAGTGGCTTCGACCATCCAGATAATACTTGTCCATTAGATGGTACAAAGCCTTTGGCTTTTTCTGCCACTGCTCGCATTAACGGATCAATAGCCTTACTAATTTTAATTCTTAAATCTTCATCGATAAAACTGAGCCCATTAAGAACGTCTTTAACGCCTACGACCTCTGCTGGCATTCTTAACCCTTTCGGCTCTATCGGTTATCACTTGAATAATAGCCCGATACATTTCCGAGTCCATATCGATAAACTCGCTAGGCGGTATCCCAGTTTCTACGGATAATGCTGCTATTCCATAGACTATAGAATCCCGCTTTATTATTTTTTTTCTTCGTCTAATACCTCGACAGTTTCTAGGCTGTCTATAAACTCAACTCCAAATACAGGTACTTGTGCACCAGACTTGCGCAAGCACTCCCAAGCTAACCAAAAAATATGGGTTTGCTGTTCATGCTCACGCAAGATCTTGCTAATGCCTGCGCCCCACTTCAACTCAAAGCTATATTCAATTCCTGGTGTTATCTTGTGTTCTGTGACTTCACCATTAGCCCTAGTAATCTTTAGCTTTGCCATTGTTACTCCTTAATTAGAACGCCACTGATGGCGATACTGTGATTCCAGAGTTTACAGTAAATGTAACGCTAGATGTAGCAATTTCGGCTACTCCAGCTGATCCAATTGGTGTTAGGTTATTTACTAAGATTGAGAACTGGTAGGTAGGGTTAGCAGCTGAAACTGTAGTTCCCTTAACTGTAATTACTGATACAGCTAGAGTCTTGCCAAATGCCTCATTAAGAGTCTGGCTTACCTCAGATGTTGCCCAGTCGTTCATAAAGTCGATTGTAAATGTGCCTGATTGTAGACCTGCTACGAATCGGTGAGCGGTGTCACCCAT